GCTGGCAATGCGAAGGATGGTAGAAGAGAGGTTTAGGCTTGGTACGGTCAACTTAACATACTGATCTGGAAGCCACGCCTTGATCAGCGTATAGGTTGATGCTGCTGTAAGGGCAGATCCTTGGCTATAGCCATATGACCAATCAGGCGTTCCACTTTGCGCTAGGTTTGATCCACCAATCGTAAACGAGACTGTTCGCACTGGAGCTGCGCGAGAGACCATTGTTGCGCGTGCAAGTGCGCCAATCGTCTCGCCACGATCACCAATCTTTACCACCTTTGGCGCACTGAAAATCTCGTGTGGCAGTGGACCGCTTCGGCTTGATAGGCCAGCGCCATTGCGACTGTAGGTGCCGGTGTAGGTGCGGAAGTATGGATCGTTAGTTGGTGCTGTTGGATAAGTCTGGTTGCTGTCGTATCGAGCAAGCGCAGAGTCAGCCTGAACAAAGATTCCCTTGACGAGATCGCTATGGTCAAGATTTACGCTGAGGTCTCTCGCCAGAAGGCGCGTGACGGTGGAGGCACTACCAACCTGCACGCTTGCAGGATCGGTAATGATCTCAGCAGGGGCATTGGCGAAGGATGGCGACGCCGTCTTAGGTCCATAGTTTAGGCGGCCATCTCCATCAATCCAATATCGATACTGCACGCTGGCAGTGCCGCCAGCGGCTTCTGCGATCTGATCTAGGGCGCTTTGTAGCGTCGTTGCCTTAAATGTCTGAGCTCCAATCGTGGTTGCTGCTCCGCTAAACCGAGCGCGCGTGGTGCCGGTAATGATTGATGTATCAAGAATCTGCCGAGTTGTTGCGTCATTGACCTGCGTATGTACTCGTGCCAAGAGAGCATTGATATGCGCGTGATCGGTAGATGTAGTGCCACCCTGTGTAAACGCATCAACATAGGAACTTGCCTTAATACCTGTTGTTCCATTGCGGATAATGGTGCGCTGCAACCAATCGTCTGCGTCTACCACAGAGACTGTTGCGCGAGAGCCAAGACCGTTCTCTAGAAGTGTTGCCTCAATGCCAGTAATAAAGCCAAGAAAGATCGGCGTTGTTGCGCTGTACCGGCTGTCAAAGAACTGAACGCGTGCATTGTCGTGAACGCCACCTGAACGCCACCACGGTCCACTGCCTGGAGTCTTTGGTTCAACCACATCAAACGACATCTGGCCGCCATTGCCATCTCCAGAAAGAGTAAGGCTCAGGCTGCCAAGATCGACATACGGCGTGGTTGTAGCAGTTGGTGCTGGAAACGCGAGAAGGTCTCCTCCAGTACCAGCCCCAGTCACCCCTGAGACAATCAGCGTGAACGGTACTGCCACTTAGCGACCTCGTGTTACTGGCGTCGTTCGCTTCTGTGAGTTGGTGATTACCGTATCAACTTTCTGCGTACCAATAAACACATTGTTTGTTGTTGCTCCGCTCATTGGGCCTTGTGGTTTAACTGCTGGCGCTACTGGACCATTCGGTCCGAAGTTAGATGGAACTCCTGATTGGGCGATTTTTGTGACGCCTAGACTTTTTAACAGTGCCGCAAGACCAAATGGGAGAGCAATCGCCGCTGCCGCTGTGCCAAGGCCAACCCCTGCAACACCAGCTCCTGCTGCTCCTGCGGCAGCCGCCGCACTACCTGCCGCGCCTGCGGCTGAGGATGCCGCCATTGCAGCGCCAAACTTTGCCACTGCTGCGGCAACGAGTTGACCTGTCAGGGCACTCGCCAAAGCAACAGGGATTTGCGCCAAGATGTTGGCAACGATTAACGCGGTGAATGGGTCCATTCCGCCCTTCAGCAGGTTCGCAGTGATTGCGCCTTTAAGTCCACCAAAGGCTGCGCCAATACCGGTGACGAGTAGGGTAATAGCACCACCTGGTCCAAGCAGGCTATCAGCACCCTTGCCGATAGCGCTGATCTTGTCGACAAACTTACTAATGGTGATAAGCGCCTTTGGTACTGCCGCCTCAAACTCGGCGAAGAGGCTTGGCAGTTTCTCAAGAATCTTTGTCACGATGAGGTCTGCCCAGACCTGCAACTTTGGAATCATTGTTGTGATCAGATGAGAGAAGCGATCCATATACGGAGCAAGCCCCTTGAACAGACGCTTGACTGCTGGCAGGAATGCTGCGCCAAACTGCTCTTTGAGTTCTGCTGCCTGGATTGATACAATGCTGAACGATCCCTCCAGCGTGTTGGCATATGCGGCAGCGCTTCCCTTTGTCTTACCAAGGATTGCATTGAGCGCCTTCTGGCCGCTGATTGTCTTGTTAGTAATACCAAGTGTCTTGAGCAACTTGCCGCCATTACCCTGATACGCCTTGCCAACAGCAATCGTCGCATCGGCAAGATCCATCCCAGTGGAGCGCGCCAGCTCCATTGCTACATTCTGGATTTGGAGCGCGTCTTTATAACCTCTGGTAAATCGAGTACTGGCTTCTACGGATGCTCGAACTTGATCATCTGTAAAGGCAAGTTTCTGCCCAGCAGTAATCTGTCGCTCTACTGCATTGAGCACAGACTCAGTGGCAATGCCACGAGCCTTGAGTGCTGCGTTTAGTTTGGCTGTAGCCTGCTCGTCCTCTGCGGCCGCCTTAATGGCAGACGCAGTAAATGCGCCAATACCAACAGCGACACCGGCAATGCCGAGCGCTACTTTGCGGAAGTCAGCGCCAATGCTGCTTGCCGTCTTTCCAAGGGTGCCGAGCGCCTTGTTGACGGTCTTGATGTTTTTAGACGCGGCATCACGAGCACTAATCGTTGCGTTGACTGTGACATTAGCCATTGCTTACTCCTACCCTGCTCGCAGGTTGGACATATTTGGTCGGATGCCAAAGACCGCTGCGTCCGCTCTGAGGCGCTCGTTACGCGCTGATCGAGAGATCGCCTTGATCTTGTCATTGGCTTCTACGCGACGCTTGCCTTCAGACTGGAGAGGGGTGAGTGGGCCGACAAAGTCCGGCTTATTCCACTGGCGGAGCGACTGCTCCTGTTGGAACTTGGTCGCCGTACCGTTGGCATACTCAATCTCTAGACCGAGTACCTTGGCGCGCATCGCCTCATCGTTGAGCAAGAGCACGATGGTCTTAGACATCGCATCCTTGGCTAGTTGGATATTAGCCTCTACTGCCTCAATCACGAAGTTGTTGCCACGAGTTCCTGGATGCTCAATGAACTTACGATCAGAGAACAGGTTGGCGGCAGTCACCTTAGGGATGGTGTGTGGCTTGGTTCCCTTGACGACGAACCACGCGTACCAGGCGTACTTCTTCCCAGCGACAGGACCGACGATTGCGCCTGGTCGAGTGATGCGCGAGCGGCGGCCGCGCACGCTCTTGGCAAGTCCGCCGAGATCTCGTGGAGCCTTCTCTCGTACCGGCTTAGCAAGGGCGCGAGCTGCGTTCACCGTGGCGAACTGCTCTAGTTTGCGAACACCCTTCCAACCGAGAGAGTTGAGGAACGCCTTCTGAAGCGCTTCAGCCTCAGCGCGAACATTGCCCTGGAGTTCAATCTCTACGGCAGCCTTAGCCACTTACTTGCTCCTTGGTTGAATCTCGCAATACAGACCCCAATAGGTCATTAGGTCTTCAGCGGTTGCGGTCTTCAGTATCTCCCAAGGTGGCACGCCGTAGGCGGTGCCGAGTGTGTGCGCGATGATCTCTGGGCTGGTCACCACGACTGACTGTCCGATGGACAGCCGCTTGGCTTCCAGCCTTACGCGTTTGGGAGTGCTGAGATTGCGGTTGCCCACTTCTCCATCGATGCCGTGATGGCAGTGACTGGAGCGTCAAGGATGTCATCGGTGGCGTTGCCCTCAATGTCCTTGAAGTTGTGGCTCACAACCAACTTAGCGAAGGCTGCAAACTGGACGGCAGTGTCGCCCTGTAGGTCGATCAGAATGCGAGCGCTTACATTGCGTCGCAGCTCAATGATCCAACCGGCAAACGCGCCGTCTAGTTCAATCTTTACCGTGTCCATATTGATCCTCCTACTAGCGCCTTAGGCGCTCTGCTTTATGGCGCTGTTGCCAGTGGTGAATCAATCACCACTTCGAGCGACTTGCCGGAGGTCGTGTCATACGCCAGGCGGCAGGTCACTTCATTTACCACAACGCCCTCGTTGTCGGCTGACAGAACGACGATGTTCTCAATCTCCCACGAGCCAAGAATCCACACGCCGTAGTTATCGGT